CTCTGTGGAGTGCGTCTACCTCGATGAAGGTTGGTGCTACTGTGGACACTACCAAGACAAGGCAGACCAACAGTACGACGTTGACTTGGGGACGATGCCTGAGACAATCGCCAATGCGTTTCGTGACATCATTCAGACATGTTTAGAGGAGTCCCAACCTTGAGCCGTGTGACCACGAAGGAGAACCAAGGGCGTGGTAGACCTACGCTCTTTACTGAAGAGATGGTGCGTAAGATCGTCCATCTCGAGAGGCAGGAGATGTCGTACGCTAAGATGGCTGAGATCATTCACTTGCACCCGAATACGATACGGACGTTTGTAAGCCGTAACCGTGAGAAGCTGAATATCGAGCGTCGTGGTTATCGAGGCTTTGAGCGTGAGTGGTATGGGTATGTCCCACGAGGGCATTGGATGATGTGTAAGCCGTGGGGCTCTAAACGGTTCTACGAGGCGTTGCGTAAGGCTATGCGTCGAGGGCAGCCCGTCGCTTATTCGTGATACAATCGGGCTAAGTAACCAAAGGAGGAACTATGCGTTGCTTAGCTTGTAACAAAGAGTTGACGGAGTTCGAAGCGACTCGAAAGTCTGCACAGACTGGAGAGTTCGTCGATCTCTGCAACGAGTGCTACCGACCGATCAAAGATGATCTACGGTGCATTGATAACGAGTCGTTGAAGTCGATCTTCGACGTTGTAGAAATAGATCCTGATCTCGATAGTTAGGATTGTTACAAAACCGGAATACTATATAGATCTGTGAAGCCCCATCGAACCACTTCGAACTGCTTCACTTACGTTAAACAAGGAGTAGCTATGCGAAAAGAGTTTACTAGGTCTGATCGAGGGTCTAAGCATCATAATGCGAAGGTCACCGAAGAAGATGTTGCGTTGATCTTGGAGCTGTACGAAGAAGGTAAACACCTTCGAACTCGTCTCCAATCTCTATCTTTGAAGGGCATCGGTGAGAAGTTTGGCATCAAGCCTCAGACAGTGTACGACATTGTTTCAGGGCGTTCTTGGAGGCATGTATGAGCTTCGTTCAAACAAACCTACCATGCGATGATTGTGGATCTTCGGATGCAAGAGCCATCGATGAGAACGGATGGTCGAAGTGTTTCAGTTGTGGTCAGAACAGACCTCTTAACAAAGTTGAGGAAAATATACAGATGGGTGCATTAGTGTTGAACGAGGACTACGATGCCTCTGAAGGGATCATCTATCGTGATCTGAAGGCGCGTAAGCTGTCCGTTAATGTGATGGAAAAGTATGGCGTTGGTTTTCGTGGCGAAGATATCGTCTTCCCGTTCGGTCAGCGTCAAGCAGCAAAAGTCAGAGTTGGAGGTAAGAAGGAGTTTCGTATTGAAGGCGACTGGAAAGGTGCGACAACCTTGTTCGGTCAAGAGAACTTCAGTAACAATGACAAGTACGTCATAGTCTTCGAAGGTGAACTGGATGCAATGGCCGGTCACCAGATGCTGTCTTACAAGACTCCATGCGTGTCCGTCCGCAACGGTGCTCAATCGGCTCTGAAGGACTGTAAAGAAAACTTCGACTGGCTCGACGGCTTCGAGCATGTGATGTTCTGCTTCGATAACGATGAAGCCGGACAAGAAGCACAGCAGAAGTGTGCAGAACTGTTCAGCCATAAAGCTCGAATCATGAAGCACCAGAACAATATGAAGGATGCATGTGAGTACCTCGAAGAAGGTCGGACTGCTGAGTTCGTGAACATCTTCTGGAGGGCAGAGCGTTGGACTCCCGATGGCATCATCTCAGGCGACTCGTTGTACGATGAGGTGATGAAGCCTTTAGAGAAGGCTGATTGTGATTACCCGTTCGCTGGCTTAAACACACTGACCTACGGTATCCGTAAGTATGAACTGGTTACCGTCACAGCCGGTTCCGGTCTAGGTAAGTCTCAGTTTCTTCGTGAGATCATCTGGCACATTCTTCAGAACACCAAAGAGAACGTCGGTCTGATGTTCTTGGAGGAGTCTACTCGAAAGACTGGACTGTCTCTCATGTCTCTGTCGGCTAACAAGCCTCTACACTTACCAGACACTCCATCAACGCAGGAGGAGAAAGATGAAGCATTTAAGCATACCCTTGGTACTGGTCGCGTCTTCATGTTTGACCACTTCGGTAGTTCCGATGTTGATAACATTGTTAATCGTGTCCGTTACCTTGCTAAGGTTGTAGGCTGTAACTACATCTTCGTTGACCACATCTCGATCATCGTATCGGCTCAGTCGAATGGTGACGAGCGTAGAGCCATTGACGAGATCATGACAAAGCTTCGTATGCTTGTTCAAGAAACAGGCATTGCGTTGATCGTAGTATCTCACCTCAAACGTCCTGAATCAAAAGGTCACGAGGAAGGGGCAGCAACAAGCCTTGCTCAACTGCGAGGCTCTGGAGCTATTGCCCAGTTGTCTGATATGGTGCTAGGACTTGAGCGCAATGGCCAGGCGGACGACGAAACTGAACGAAATACTACCCGTGTGCGTGTGTTAAAGAACCGTTTCGCAGGTATTACAGGAAAGGCATGTGCGTTACTGTACAGCCTTACAACCGGTCGTATGACCGAAGTAGATGAGGAGGCTTTATGAGAACATTAGCTGACATCGCCACTGAGATGAGGCAAATTCAACGCAAAGCATATGACGCTCATATGGACGCATCAGATCCTTACCTGCCTGATTGGGAACGAGACTTTGACGAAGAATCATATGACAAAGCCTATTCTGAACTGCATCGAGAGTTCGAACAATTATTAGGCATTAAAGATCTTGACGATTTCGGAACATCTACGGATGTTATTTTAGGAATGTTGCATAAAAGCCTAGAACTAAAACAACTACGCAGCAACTACTGGGAACTACAAGAGCACATTGAGTATGGTGACGATGATGCTACTAAAAGCATCGAAACCTTATCAGAGCTTTTGTTAGAGTTAGAAGAGTATTAAGGAAGTATTATGAAACAGTCATATAAGCAATGTGGCACATGCCATCGGTATCACCATGTGGATAATTTTTATGCACAGACTAATTCACCGACATACAGTACCGAATGTCGTTCGTGTAGAAACATACGCACAACCAACTGGAAGTCTGACAACATGTATCAGAAGCAGTCGGTAGAGCAAAGTGAGGGCACAGTCTATATCCTGACTAATGCGCTACACGCCAACTGGTTTCGTGTCGGGCGTACAAGTAACTCTTTACGGAGTCGAATGAACATGCACAGAACATCGACACCATTTCCAGATTCAATGAAGTATGTGATGTCATTTGAGTCCAAGTACTCGAAGCGATTAGAGAATATGCTACTTGACATACTCTCGACTCACCCTGACACTGCACAACGGACGAATGACTGGTTCAATATCGACAAAGCGATACTGACAGATATCTTTAATGAGGTAACACAGAATGAAGAAGCTAGTCTTAGACATCGAGACCAACAGCCAAGCCAATCACATTTGGTGCTGTGTAACTGAAGACGTAGATACAGGGGAAGTGATATGTCACACAGAGCCACACTCATTAGAGTCTTTGATCGCAAAGTACGACCGCATCATCGGTCACAACCTCATTGGCTTCGATGCTCCGAAGTTGCGAGAGTTATGGAATGTTGGGATCAGGCGCTCACAAGTGGTCGATACGCTAGTTATGTCACGACTTTTGAGCCCCGTGCTCGAAGGAGGACATTCGCTTCGCTCTTGGGGAGTGAGGTTAGGCGGTCAAGGAAAGATTGACTTCGAAGACTATGATGGTGGTCTAACTGACGAGATGATTACTTATTGTAAGCAGGACGTACACCTTACCGTACGTCTCTACAACCACTTAAACGAACACTTTGCGAGGTGGAGAGATGCTGAAGCGTCTATTGCGTTGGAGCATAATGTTGCCATTGAATGTGGTAAACAAGAGCGAACCGGTTTTAAACTGGATATCCCTAAAGCTCAAGTGCTACACGCTACTGTTAATGATCGAATGTCGGCTATTGAAGATGACATGCAAGCGATCTTTCTCCCGATTGTCGAGGAGCGTTGGTCTGAGAAGACAGGTAAACGACTGAAGGACAAGGTAACTGAGTTCAATGTTGGTAGCCGTAAGCAGATCGCAGAACGGCTGCAATCTCTTGGTTGGAAGCCTGAGAAGTTTACAGAGACTGGTCAGCCCATCGTAGACGAGACTACACTTGAAGACGTAGACATCAAGGAAGCGAAGGTCATCGCAGAGTTCCTAATGCTCCAGAAACGTGCAGGACTACTCGCATCCTGGCTGAAGACGGTAGGTGACGACGGTCGTATACACGGACGTGTCAACACTCTAGGGACAATTACAGGACGTATGTCTCATAACAGACCTAATCTTGGACAAGTGCCTAGTGTTAACAAACCGTTTGGTAAGGAATGTCGTGAGTTGTTTACTGTCGAAGACGGTAACGTCTTGGTTGGTACTGACTTGTCAGGCATCGAACTTCGCTGCCTCGCACACTACATGCAAGACGACGATTGGACTGAGGAGTTACTCAATGGCGACATCCACACGAAGAACGCAGAAGCGGCAGGCATTGACCGCCCGAAGGCGAAGACAATGGTATACGCAACGCTCTACGGATGTGGCATCGGAAAACTCGCTACCATCCTCGAGTGTAACGACAGAGAAGCCAAAGTAGTTCTTGATAACTTTTATAGAAACACACCGAAACTGCGTGAATTACTTGACAAAGTTAAACGCATTGCATCGAAGGGCTACGTCCCATCCCTCACCGGAGGGCGTATACAAGTTCGCTCAGAGCACAGTGCATTGAACACATTGCTCCAAGGAGCCGGTGCATCGATAGCTAAACAGTGGTGTGTTACTGCACATCAGAATCTAAGACGGGCTAGTATCCCTGCTCAGCAGGTTGCTATTGTCCACGACGAAATCCAGATCGAAGTTCCTGCGCAGTACGCTGAACAGGTTGCAGAGATCATGGTTGCATCTGCTAAAGAAGCAGGTGAGATCTTAGACTTCCGTGTCCCTGTGGATGCTGAAGCGAAGATCGGACTGAACTGGTACGATACGCATTAAGCGTTACAAAGTACTGGTATAATAGTTGTATCTCATAAACGAGCAGAAGGAGAATGAGATGGATCGAGTTAAGATCAAAGCTGACATCATGTGGGCATACTTGGATCGCATGAACGACATGTCACAGAAGTATCAGGTTGACCTGTGTAACCTGTCGGATGCTGCGGTGTCGGCTCTTGAGGGCATGGGTATCGGTGTAGCTCAGAAGGAAGGTAAAGGCTACTACGTTACCTGTAAGTCAAAGAATGAGATCCGTGCATACGGCTCAGACGGTGACATCCTCACCGGCTCTACAGTCGGTAACGGCTCTAAAGCCATTGCCATGATCGAGCCCTACGCTTGGACTTGGAAGAACAAGGAAGGTGTTTCTGCTTCTTTGAAGAAACTTGTCATTACTGATCTACAGAAGTATGAGTCTGATGTAGAACAGGTCGCCATCCAAGAAGACGACGACGAGATTCTTTAGTGGATAAAGCGATCATTGACGCAGACATCTTGGTGTATCGCATAGGATTTGCGACAGAATCGGAAGATGAAGCCGTAGCACTTAGGACTCTTGCAGGCTTCCTTGAGGACTTACTACTGTTCGATCTTCCGTATTGTGATCTCTGGTCGCTCCACTTAACAGGAACGAATAACTTTCGACATGACTATGCAGTCACTAGACCATACAAAGGTAATCGCAAAGGCAATAAGAAGCCTACGCACTACGAGGCTATTCGTAACTACCTTGCATGGTCTTGGGACGCAACCATCTGGGATGGTATTGAAGCAGACGACGCAGTAGCTATCGAGGCTACAGAGCTTGGCGAGAAGGGTATCATTGTCTCTTTAGACAAAGACCTCGATCAAGTTCCAGGTTGGCATTTTAACTTCGTCAAACGTGGGCTTTATTACCTCACACCAGAGGAGTCGATGTTTCTTTTCTACAAGCAGTTCCTTACCGGAGATGCTGTAGATAACATTCAAGGCGCTTGGCGTATCGGAGAGAAAAAGGCGACAGCCCTCCTCGAAGGTAAATCAGAGCTAGAGATGTGGGAGATCATTGTCGATAAGTTAGGGTACGAACGCGCTATAGAGAATGGACATCTGCTTTACATGCTTCGCAGTATGGGCGACAAGTTTGTCCCTCCAACGGAGAGAGAAAGTGAAAACTCAGTCAGCAAAGGCTAAAGGCAGAAAACTACAGCAAGTCGTCCGTGATGGAGTTCTAGAGCGATTCCCGTCGCTCGAGTCAGACGACGTTCGGAGTACATCGATGGGTGCAGGGGGCGAGGATGTCCAACTTAGCCCTGCAGCCCGTCGGCTCTTCCCCTACCAAGTAGAGTGTAAGTCATTGGCAAGTATCGCTGTGTACAAACACTACGAACAAGCTACTGGACACAACGACTATGAACCGTTGTTAGTAATTAAACAGAATCGTTCGAAGCCTCTCGCAGTAGTAGACCTCGAACACTTCTTAGACCTTATAAGGAAAGTACAATGAGTGTATCAGTTAACGAAGTAATGCAGATCGTGCGTGTCACATCAGCAATCGTAGCAGAGCTTGGCTTAGTACAAACAGGTGTGCGGTGCGATGGACGTAATGTTGGGTACGGTTACTCAAACGAACATGCTGACATTGCTCCTGTATTGTTTAGCCTTGATAAAGAAGCATTGATGTACGACGACAATGTTCTATCACGAAAACAAGTTCACACATTGATCGGTATAGCTATGGAGCTAGAACTGAACTATGGCGAACATGAACAATTCTTAAAGGTGGTGTAATATGAACTTCTTCGAAGAAGACAACAAGATGCGTGTTAACTTCAGCATCAGTAACTTTGGTAAGGAAACGAGCCTTAACAACGTCTATGATGACGATACAACATGGGGTGAGGTATTGAGTGACATTACCGCAGCTTTAGAGGCTTCGTTTGGCTACTCGTTCAATTTACCACACGCTAACAACCCAGACATCAACATGGGTATATATGTTGCTGATCGTGAGCCAGAGCCCGTCACAACTATTAAGGACTTGTTAGATGACTGACTTGACTGAGATGGCTCGACAGCACCAGATCGGTGGGGCTCATTATGTCGATAAAGCTATTCAGCCTTGGGACTTTATGAAGTCTGTGATGTCTGAAGAGCAGTTCGAGGGTTACCTTCGTGGTAACGTCATCAAGTACTTGGCTAGATATCCTGACAAAGGCGGTCAAGTTGATCTTGAAAAAGCTCGTCATTATCTTGACAAGCTCATCGAAGTCGTGTAGAATAGATAGGTTGCGCTTATGACTTTACACGAACTCAAAGAGAAGCTAGCGCAGTTGGATGAGGTCACTCTAGTGGAAACACTGGAGCTGACTTCTGAAGATATAGTGAATCGCTGTAGCGACCTTATCGAACAACAATTTGAAGCACTGGAGAATCAATTCGATGAAACAACACCTTGGGATAACGATCAATGAAGACAGGGATGATCGCCTTAGTGAACAAGCTGCTAAGCTTATGCAGGACTACTACATGGTTGAGAGCGAAGACAGTCCTCAACAAGCTTTTGCACGGGCTTCAGTGGCATACTGTGAAGGTGACCTTGACTTTGCTCAACGTATTTATGACTATGCTAGTAAGGGCTGGTTTATGTTTGCGTCGCCTGTCCTATCTAATGCCCCAGAACCAAACGGAAAAGGTAGTGGCCTTCCTATTAGTTGCTTCCTTACTTATGTGGGTGACAATCTTAATTCTCTTATTGAACATAATGCTGAAGTAGCTTGGTTATCAGTAAAAGGCGGGGGTGTCGGAGGCCATTGGTCGCACGTTCGAGGAATTTCAGAGAAGGCACCTGGGCCGATCCCTTTTATGAAGGTGGTCGACAGCCAGATGACAGCCTACAAACAAGGCAAGACTCGCAAAGGCTCATACGCCGCATACTTAGATGTGTCTCACCCAGACATTGAAGAATTCATCGGAATTAAACTACCTACAGGTGGAGACGCTAATCGAAAGTGTTTCAACCTATTTAACGCAGTAAACATTACAGACGATTTTATGGAGGCTGTAAAGAATGGATCAGAATGGAATCTCATCGACCCAGATGAAGGACTTGTTAGAGGTACAGTCAAAGCTCGCGAGCTATGGCAACGAATCCTTGAAGCTCGCTTTAGAACTGGATCGCCTTATCTCAACTTCATCGACACTGCCAATCGAAACCTTCCAGAGCATCAAAAGCGCCTTGGACTCAGGATTATGGGCAGTAACCTCTGTAACGAAATCCATCTCGCAACTGACGAGTCTCGTACAGCAGTCTGTTGCCTTAGCTCCGTCAACCTCGAAAAGTACCACGAGTGGAAATCCAGTGGAATGGTGTCAGACCTTATCAGACTCCTCGATAACGTCTTGGAAGACTTTATTCGAAGAGCACCAGAAGCACTTGGAAAGGCAGTGTACTCAGCTATGCGAGAACGCTCAATCGGTCTTGGAGCCATGGGTTTCCACGGACTTCTCCAAAGTGAAGGAATAGCATGGGAGTCTTGGCAGGCAGCATCGCTCAACTATCAAGTCTTCAAAGAGATTAAGGAGCAGGCTGTTGAAGCATCTTATCAATTGGCTACGGAAAGAGGCGAAGCTCCCGATATGGAAGGTTCTGGTCTTCGCAACGCTCATCTCCTTGCTATTGCCCCTAACGCTAACAGCTCTATTCTATGCGGGTGCTCTCCTAGCATCGAGCCTCTGAAGGCTAATATCTTTACGCATCGTACTCGTGCAGGGGCTCATGTCGTTAAGAATAAGTTTTTGGAGGTGTTACTCGAAGGTTATGGAAAGAATACTGACAAGGTATGGAAAAGCATCCTTGAGAACGAAGGCTCTGTTCAGCACTTGGAGTTCCTATCCGATGACGAGAGGGATACTTTTAAGACAGCGTTTGAACTTGACCAAACATGGGTCGTGGAACATGCGTGTAAACGCCAAGAGTTCATCTGTCAAGGACAGAGTGTCAACGTCTTCTTCCCTTCGGGTACGGATAAAGCTATTGTCAATCAGGTACATCTCAAGGCATGGAAGGAAGGGCTTAAAGGACTATACTATCTCCGGACGACTGCGGGTGTTACAGCAGAGAAGGTTGGCACTAAGGTAGATCGTAATGCTCTGAAGGACTTTGAAGATGATGAAGGCTGTGTGAGCTGTCAGGGATAGCTATTATCCGCATAAAAGTGGGAGTACATTACATAAAATGTAATTATCTATGCATAGTAATACTATGCAAAGGAGATAACATGCAAACCAGAGCAGGGACAATTGACGTTAAAGACTACGTTGAACATGAAGATGGTAGTGCAACACTGGTTGTCGATACAGACCCAGATGCTACAAGACTGTTAGTTGAGATTGGACTCAGGCGATTGCTTGAGATGGCTGTAGATAAAGAGAATGACGAGTATCAATTGGAGAATCTAGATGACGGAAACTGCACAGAACTTATTGAAGAGACTGGATCTGATAAAGGACAGCGACCCGTTTAACAAGCGGATACTGAATGACTGCTTTACAGAGATCCAAGTCTTACGCACAGAAATAGACAGACTAAAACAACTAAACACACAACTAAACATAATGGTTACACAACTGGAGAGTGGAGAATATGAGCGTTCTTGAACAGAATACAACTTACAAGCCTTTTAAGTACCCTTGGGCTGTGGACTATGCAGTCTCTCACGAGAAGCTACACTGGGGTGAGTGGGAAGCGAAGCTACAGGATGACGTAGCTCAGTGGAAGTCTGACAAGCTGTCAGAGGCTGAGAAGAATCACATCACTCAGATACTACGTCTGTTCACACAGAGCGACGTAGCTGTAGGGACAAACTACTTAGAGCATTACATCCCGAAGTTTAAGAACAACGAGGTTCGTGCGATGCTTACTTCGTTCGCCAACCGTGAGTTCGTACACCAACGCAGCTATGCGTTACTGAATGACACGCTTGGATTGCCTGAAGAAGAGTTCAAGGCTTTCTTAGAATACAATCAGATGGCTGCAAAACTGGAGTTCATGGCCGATATTGACACGCATAGCTTAGCAGGGACTGCATTGGCTATCGCACGTTCTGCCATCAATGAAGGCATGAGCCTCTTCTCAGCCTTCGTAATGCTCATCAACTACTCTCGCTACGGTAAGATGCGAGGCATGTCAGAGATTGTTCAGTGGTCTATTCGTGACGAGTCGATGCACTGCGAAGGCATGACAAAACTGTTTAGGACTTTCTGTGAAGAACACCCACGCATCGTCAATGACGACTTCAAAGCTGAAATCTATAAGATGGTACGCAGGGCTGTTAAGTTGGAAGACAAGGTTATTGATCTGGCGTATGAGATGGGGGCTGTGGAGGGTCTTGAATCGTCCGAAGTTAAGCAGTATATCCGATACATTGCTGACCGACGACTTACGCAACTTGGCCTTAAACCGAACTATAAGGTTGAAGAGAACCCTTTACCGTGGCTTGAGCCTCTTACTGCTAGTAGTAGCTTTGATAACTTCTTCGAAACTGTTGTGACTGAGTATAATGCGTCAGGATTAGACGGGGAGGATTGGGGATGGTAAGTATGCGATTCCATCATGTGTTTGGCTTATCAGCCGAAACAGTCGAAGGACAGCCTGTACTAGGATTCAGGGAAGACATTGATGAAGCAGATGTGTATTTCTTCGATGGATACGTCATCAATGTCCCTTTCTTTAAGATCATGATCGGAGATGTTTACGGCATCTTCGAAGACTGAATAGCCTCTCCAGTGGCTACGTTGCCCCCGAAAGGGGGCTTTTTTATTACTGAGTAAATTGTAAGCTAGCTGGATCGACGAACAATGGTGCAGCCGATGACATCCCTCCCTGCACATCCCCTTCAGAGGTATCGAATGCCCCAGAACGCATAAGAGGCTCTATGATTCCTTTAAATACAGCCCCACCTGCCATCTTAGTATTAAAGTTCTGTAGCCTTGCCAAGGCATTGGTAGCTTCTTTGTTAGTTAACGCTTTCGCAAGCCCACGAGATCCGATAACTAACCCTCCCGCTGACAAAGCACTTGTCCCTAACGCCTCCATAACAGATTGCTTATCCTCCGCCCCTAATGTCGAAATGACTGCCGGAGCAATAGTTAAAACTTGAATCGCAGTAGATGCGGTCTGTCCGATAACCATCTGTCGAATACCAATCGATGGGTCAGTCTTGTTCTTCCCGTACTTAGCAGTGTTTGCTAATCCCTCTAAAACTTCTAGAGCTTTTGGGTTATCCTTAAACAGCCCATAAGCAACCGCCTTAACTTTAGGATTAGTTTCAAACTGTTTAGCCCATTGAACAATCGCGTCTGGACTGTGAAAGAATTCAGACACATACCCTTGTCGTAAGTCATTCATAATGGATGTCTCACTGATAGCATTAAACTGATCAGGATTAGCTTTAATCTCCTTGACACGCTTAATGTACTTTGAAGTCCCCTTTTCCAACCCTTCAGACAGCGCAATACGACTGGCTGATAACTCTGCAGCAGTCTTTACCGACTGTAGTGTTTCTGCCAGAATCTTCGTATTCGCAGTTCCATACAAAAGCTTTGCTACGCCCTCTGGAGAATAGATTAAAGATTGGGTTAACGTCTCTCCGAAGATGTCTCTCTTAGACTGTTTGTAGAAGGATGTAATCTCTCGATACTCTGACGCTAAGTTCTGATTCCGTGATAACACATGCTGCGCTTGCTCATCAACTAGATCATCAATCTTGTTGAGAACGTCTTTCATTTGGTCTAACCCTGTAGGATCAGCGCCTTTCTGTCCCATTCGAACAGCATTACTTTCAGTCATGATTCGTGAAGCTAAGTCACTTCTTACTTTATGCAATTCAGCAAACGTAACATTATCACCCATTCCTACCAGTCTCTTAAGGTAAGGGCTAGCCTCTAAGACTGGGGTTTCACGCTCCTGAGTAATTGCATCTTCCCCAATCTTTTTGATGCCTTTAAAGTCAATGCGTATACCCGACCCGACTTCGTCGAGTTTAGCGTAAAAGGGAGCAACGGAATCTGATAACGCTTTCTGTGTAGCACTGATTGATTCTCTAAAGGCTGCACTGACCGCATCGGCAGTAATACCGTCCATCATGAACGAGCCTTTTGCTTTATCAGCTCCCTCACGCTCTAGCAAGGTTCCAAATAACTGCCCGCTAATATTCCCTTGATGCTCAACAAAGTTGGGCGTCCCTGGAAGCATTTGTTTAAGATCTGTAACAGCTAAAGCCATACCTACGTCCAGACCTTCTTGTTGCCTCTTAAAGTATGAGCGCGTCCAAGGAGCGTCTACAAAGCCTTCTAATACTTCTCGAATCCCACCGGCAAACTGACCGCCTGTAAGAGTTCCCCCGTACTTAGAAATAAAAGCTTGAGCAGCTAATCTAGGATTCGTATCAAGTGCAAGGCCACCTGCTGCTTTACTTAGAGCATCTCGCCCAACCCTAAATGTCTTACCTGCTAATGAAAAGACTAAGTTTCCGCCAGCATCCCATGCAACTTCTGTTGCTGAGTTTTTAGCAATTTCTGTCAAGCCTTCATAGGATACGGTATCACGCCCTTCGAGCTGTTGCTCCGCAATAGTCCCAACCGTTGTTCCACCGGCGGTGCCTAGCATAGAGGGTAACAGTGTTGTTGCCCCTTGAACTAACTTACCAGGAACCCCGGGGATAGCTTGAGAAGCTCTTTGTAAAACTTGTGGTACACCCTTACTAGCCGTATACATACCACCGGCTACAGCTCCTACCGTCGGTAAAAAGGATGTATCGGAATCTAAAGCAGTGTCCGAAGGTTGTATCCAAGCATCTTCTACTTGCGCTTGAGCAGATTGTGTCGGTAATACAGGCGGTGCAGTCTGTGCAGTTTGTGTAGCTGTTTGTTGCTCATCTTTTATAAACTCTGCAACTGGGTCTACAAATTTATCGGACATCTTAACCTCCTCGCCTTACTAATAACTCTTGACGGAGTTCATTTAATCTTTCACTTTCCGCTTGATTGATATTACTAGCAACTTTCTTTCGCGTTAACGCAGTCATCTCATCCCATTTGACGTTAAAGTCAACAGCAGCACCGACTGCATCAAACCCTACTGTAGACTTGGTCGCAGAACTGTCTCTGTATTTTCTAGCTTGATTGTACAGATATTGATCTGCATAACTTTCTGTTCGCATAATTGCGACAATACGTCTAATATTCTCAGGTTCTCTACGGATTGTGGGTGTCATGTCTTGAATAGCACGAAGTTCTTTCTCAGACTGTGATCCTTTAAATGTTCCTGCTAATTGTGCAAGTCCTTTATTAGCAAGCCAATCAATAAACTCACCTTGTTCCATTAATTGCTGAACATCTTTCGGATACTCCATCCCAAACCCAGCACCAATTTTAAGTAAGGAGGTCTGGACTCCTGCGAAGGCTCCAGCGTCGCCCCCAGCAGCCTCATAGTCATTTAAGGCAGCCTCAGTAGTGTTCATAGTGCGTAGTGTTGTTACACCTGTTAACGCTTTTTCCGATAAAGCTTGGTAAGCTTCTGCAGCCTGCTCAGCTTGCTTGCGTCCACCACGCTCAGTAACTTCCGCATTAAATAAGTCAGCTAAACCGTCAAGAGAAGTCGTTACCGTAGTACTTCCAGAGGGCTTTGGAGTAATGTTCTTACGAATTGCAGCCTTGCGTTTATCAAACTCTGCTGGGTCTAAAACAGTTTGTAACGGTAACAGAGCTTCTAGTTCGTTAGCTGCTGTAGCAACTGAGTCTGGAGTAGCATTACCAAGAACATTGCTTGGTAGTTCTAAATTTTTTCCTACAAAGTTCTGAGCTTCACTTAATTCATTTGCAGCTTCGTCTAATGTTAAACGACGGTTGTCAACTGATTGAGTCCACTTAAACTCAGTCTTTGCTTGAGCAAACTGATCCTTGTCTAACTTGAACTTATCCTCTGCTAACTTTTCAGCTTTTTGACTTGAGGCTAACTCTCTTCCTTGTTCCATCATTGCAAAAGCAGCTTTTGTCAGACCTGCTGACTTTAACGCTTCCGCTGCTTTAAAGTATGTAGTCGGTTGATTAGGATCAACACTCTGCATAATTGTACTAGCCTGCTCAGCTTGCTTTTCTTCAGTAGTTTTAAGACCGGCAGTTTGTGCAATACCTTCAGCCATCAGCTGTCCAAACAAAGATCCCCCTGAAGCGACTTGGCCTAAAAGCCCCGCCATTGAGCCACCTTGCCCTGCGAGATTCTGTTGTTGTTTAATTAATTCGTCGATGCGTGCTGATCTGATTGTCGCAGGATTTTGGAACAAACCTTTCATGTCTGTAAGAGCCATGTTACTTCCTTATGCGTTGTATTTCAGGAGACCTAAGCCTAATCCTGAAAGTGTGTTCGAAGTATTCAGTCCTGCGGCTAGGTTAGCCTGTGCAGCCCCTAAACCGCCCTGCATCAATGTAGCACCGGCTTGAGCACCGGCTTGTGAAGCACGGCCACCAAACTCTGCACCCATAGTCAATGGAGACATACCAAGCTGTTCAACACCAAAGCCTTGTTGGAATAGCCCTGTACCACGAGCAATCGAAGCATCAAGTTCATTCTGTGCTTGCTGTCTAGCCTGCATAGCCAGTGCTTGATCTGCCATTGCACGAGAGCGATTTATGCCAAGTACATCTGGCTGATACATACCTGATCCTGCACCTGCACCGGCTGCTTCGCCTGCTAAACGCATACCAAGTCGTCCAGTACCAAACAAACGGTTACGCATTGCGATGTCTTCAGCGGCCTGTGTAGGCGCTTGCATAGCTCGCATCTCATCGTAGTACTGTTGTGATGCTTGACCAACGTCTACGCCTTCTGGGAGTGCTTGAGCACCTAAGCCCATCAACGCATCTCTATAGGCTTGTAAGCCAGGGTCAAGAACGTAGCCTGCTTGCTGTGCATCTTCGTCGAAGAATCCAGTACCAAACCCAGTTGTAACTGTGTAGGGTTTAAACTCTGACATAGCTGCGGCTGTTTCGGCTGTACGCTGTTGAGCCGCCGCTGCATCTTGAGCTGCTGAACGGGCTTGGTAGTTACCAAGTAGTCCCAGACCAAGCGAGACGGTTGTAGGGTTTAACCAACTAGCCATTATGCTGTCCTCTTCCACATATATACTGTTATGAATGGCATTAAGTTTGTAGCTCCTGCTTCTGCAAGTGATGCGACACCTTTCTCACCACCTGTCTCTAACACGGTGTCAAACTCAGTGTCTGTACTATCTAGCCCAACAAGAACCTGTCCAGCAGCAAAGGCTTCCCAAGTTCCAAAGCCTAAGAGCGATGACGGGTTAGTTGCAACACTAGCGTTGATGTACACAGAGCCTACAGGATAGCTTTGACGTAATGCAGTCTGTACAAACGCTGTGGTAGCAATTTGAGTTGTTGTAGTACCTGCCCCTGCTGTAGGCGCTAAAGGCGTACCTGTGAGCGTAGGAGAGTTCGAATCAGCCTTCGTAGCAACTGCTTGCTCAATGGCCTCAAACTCATCATCAATCTCAGTACCTTTGACAATCTTAGACGCATTGCCGGAAGGCAGAGCATCTTTAGATGCGAAGTCCGTAAGTTTAGTATAGTTAGACATTAGTAAATCCTGCCTTGTTTTACAAAGATATCCATTTTCTGAATAGAAAGTTCTGCACCATCTACTGTGGCTTCAAAGCCTACTTGTAAGACTTCGCCAGATCCTCCAATTGATGCACGTTGTGTTTCTGCTAGTGTCCCTGATTCAAACTCAGCAATGTTGTACTCACCTTCGCCATACTCAGAGATTGCCTTAGCAGACAACTGAGCTGCAAAGGACTGGTACGCATCTGTGTAATCAAAGCCTGCCTTGAGTACAAAGTCTTGACTAGACCCTCCAATGACTGTCACAGCAAGACGTTTTAATATTTTAAACTGTGTAGCGTTACCAAAGTCAAAGTAGTTGGTGTAGTACTTGAGGCGATACGCATCACCGTTATCTGTGTAGCCTGTGTACTGAGCTAAGCCATCTGTATTAGTAAAGTACAGCTCACCGTTAGCAATCATGTTTGTATGGGTCTGGTTATCCCACACCGTGACACGGGCTGAACCGTCCTGTAAAGGCTGTCGCATGTCGAAACAGTAGATGCTTCGAATAGCAGGAAAGTACAACAGATAGAATGCGTCTTCTGCGTGATATACTGCACGAATCTGTGAGTTAGTAGACGCAGATATAGCACCTACAATGTCGTCTCGTACATTCTTTGAGATGTCGCGCATAGGCTGTGACTTCTCTTGAATGACTCGTCCTAGTGACTGTAAACCTGTTGAGGACAAGAATAAGATATCTTGACCCGTGTTCTGAACACTGTCACGGGCTATACAGCCTACGCCTTTAATTACTTCGACCATCTGCATGTTAGATGGATCAAACGATGTAGAGCTAGACGGGTCATCAAAGATGATGATGTTGTCTGAACAGAAGATAATTAACCGTCCGTTCTGCGCACCGATAGCTGTAATCTCATCATTACCGGCTACCAAGATACTAGAGATGTCTAGTGAGCCTGAGTCACCACTATTCCACGATGCACCATCTAATAGGTTAGACCAGTACAGCGTAGTCTTGTTAGTGGCTGTATTGGCTGCCCAGACTCTACCGTACGCGCTAGATGCAACATTAGCCTGTGGAGGCACACCAGACGCACTAGGAGAGTCTGTCATGTCCTGAATAGCATTATCAGACGGTTTAAAGTAAATAGGCTCGTAACCGGCTTGAAAGCCGTAAGCATGATCGTTAAGTGTAACGAACTGCCAGTTACCGTCAGCAATCGTCTGTGAGCCAGAATATGTAATAGGAGTGAGCGACGAGCCAGAAAAGATATAGAAGGTCGTGTCTGACCAACAGCCAAAGTACTCAACACCGTCAATGTCTACAAAGCGGTAGGCGCCTTGGAGGTCTACGCCTGTAGACTGTGCGACGTATGTCCAGCCTTTGCGAGCCCCTAATCGACCGTACTTGTCAATAACGCAATTGTCAGCCTGTAGAGCGTACCCAGCCGCTAGAGTAATCGAAGACTCCTGCGTGTTGAGTCCAAAGAACCCAGGTGCAGCAATCGATGCGCTTGATAGTTGCTTTGTCATACTACTGCAAAGTCCAGTTCATCAGGATGCTTAGATTGATCTAAAGCAACAGCATCGTTCCAGTTGCGTGTAGCAGTCGCTAAAGCCGATGCAGCTGAAGCTCCATTGTCTTCTCCACGCTCTTCAATGGCTTTAGCGTAGGCTAAGAGCACAACCGGTAAGGAGGGTACATAGATAGTATCGGTGTCTGACGCCATGTCTGCTGTTCGAAGAATGCAGTTGAAGCGTATCGTGTACTCTTTGTCTGGAATAGGATAGATATCAATCTGTGAATCATCGTCAAGCGACAACCCGTTAAACGTGTAGTACATCGGTGATCCGGTGTCTGGAGTATTCAAAGTATACTTCTCATCGAACCAAGACGAAGGACGATAACTCATGAACTGATTACTGGTATCGTTAATGACGTTAAGAATCGTCGCACGATTACCCGCACCATTTAACTCATAGTTGAAGACATCAGCAGTGGTAGTAGCCGAAAGGGTTACACGAAGACCTGACCAGTTCCAAGAGTTTTCAATCTCAGTCTTAGCTTCGTTGACTAGTTCACCAATGAGTTTAGAGTAGGTGGATTCTGACACCGAAGAGACTTCACGCTCTCGTAAGCGTCGTAGGACTTTGTTAACTGCTTCTAAGTATGTCATTTGATCTCTCTATACAGAATATATTAGCACATTTTATGCCAAATGTCAAGCGTTACCACTTGACTTTATCAGCCCAATATGCAGCTGATAGTTTACCTTTGCTGATATTCTTAGCGTGACGGGCTTTAAAGCTTCTCTTACGAGCCTTCTCAGCCTTTGTGCGAGGGCTCTTCCCTGCACCTGATACGCCTTGCTGTCCGAAGCGGATTAGTTTGATTGTGTCGCCCTCTTTAGCCAACACAGCGTGTGACTTTGTAGGGTGACTAGGCGTACGCTTAGGTTTGTTGTAACCGCTAAAGGTTTCACCACGATATGTAATAGCCATTATGTCCACCCCGCATCATACGAACCTGACCACCCGCCAGAGCTAGATGTTGAACTAGATGGTGAGCTACTTGGAGAGTCGTTACCACCACCATCGCTAATGTTAAAGTTATAAGTATTGACTTGTCCTGTGTTAGGGCTTACACCAGTTCTCACATCGGCAACCCCGTTACCAGTACGATCAATATTTAAGTTACCATATTGATCTTGACCTACTACAGTTCCTCCAAAGGCTTGTTGCCCTACTGGAGATGTAGGCGCGGTGTTAGTTGTGTTACTTGTAGTAGCTACAGTCGGCTGAGTCATCATACCAAACCCATAAGGCGAGGTAGCTCTAAAGCCTGTAGCTGCTGTTGCAGGAGTATATCCTGGGGCTAATACAGTTCCGTAGCCTGGAGTGACATTAAAGGGCTGTTGACCTGTCATTAAGCCGTACGTTCGCGAAGGGCGACTAAAGTCTACAGCGCCTGGATAGGTTTGCGTTCTAGCTGCTACATTTCCTAAGCCGGTAATGCCGGGTACGTTAGCTCCTTCGTATGCTGGTTTGTCCTCACCAAAGATATCGCTAAACAGTCCTGTAATACTATACTTATCTACTATCGTAGGTTTGTAACCTTCAGAGACTACGCCAAACTGTCCACTTGTAAGCCCTTGTTGAAGCATACTTGGGTTTTCTTTGATCGCTTCAATCTGTTCTGGTGTGTATCCTTTTGACTCTAACTCATTCTCAAACTGACTAATGGTATCGTAGTCTGCAAACCCACCAAGTAACATTCCAGGGATGCCAGCTATAGAGCCTAAACCAACTGCTGAAGCAGCTTCACCGCTTAACAAGCCTACAGCGCGCTCCATCATGTCTGTCTTGCGCTGTTCAGGCGTTCTAGTGTCACGATTGTTGTCGTCGCCACCGTCACCTGTCTCCTGCTTAATAAGAACACCTAAAGGCTGTGTCGTGATCTCTTCAGCTACAACGTCATCGACTGTCGGGCTATTCGTACCCAACATCATACCACCACGGGCGTCTGCCAGTCGTAGCATATACTGATACAGGCTTTCACCTTCTACACGAGTAGGAAGATCCTTGTACGGATTGTTTGCATCCATAAACTCTGATTGACTAGCCATTACGCACCTTTGCTTTCTTGGTGTTCGACACAACCTTCTTAGTAGACTGCTTCTTCTTACGAGCTGTTGCAGCTCTCTGAGCCCTTGTCAGGCTCTCAGCTTTCTTACGAGGTAAACAGCGATCTGGATCAGATGTATCTGGCGATGTACCACATGCACCTACGATGTCGCCATCGGTGTTAATACGAACCCATTCTTGGTCTACCCACTTCTTTAGATCACCCACGGGACTTCTTAGCCTTCTTAGCGTAGTTAGGGTCTTTGCAATACTTAGATGCCGCCATGTTTGCATACGCAGACGGATAAGTATCGAAGGTCTTCTGCGCCCAGGCTTTACCCTCTGCACAGATCTGGTTAGGCTTCTTAGACTTAGCCACTGTAAGTAGAGCCCGTCAGAGACTTTTGTCCACAGGCAGAGCACTGCTTCTTAGTTTTCTTCTTAGGCGCTTTAGGCTTGTCAGCCTTTGGAAGATCTTTGTCGCCTTCTAAGAAACGTCCTTCGTCGAATGCTTCTGCTGGATCACGATACTTGCTCATCTTAATAGCCCTTCTTACCTAAGCACTTACCTGCGGCTTTACACTTAGCCTTGCTTTTACAGCCTGCACAGGTCTTAAACTGCTTAGGTGCTGTTTTCTTCTTCGTAGCTGCCATTATTTCTTTCCTATCATTTCCATAAGACCTTTACCGGCTTTGACACCGAACGAGGCCAGTACAATTACCATGAGGATCTCATGATACCAAGTCGGCAAAGTTGCCAATGCTGTGAACCCTGATTGGATATGCTCTACCATGCTTGGTATAAAGACAAGTATCAGAGGTATTGAGAACACTATCGTAAGCCACTCGTCTTTCCACGAGTTCTTGGAAGCCTCTGCCATGATGCGTTCCCAATCCGCTGTGGACTGTGCCGCTGTTTTCAGTGCGGTGGCTTTGGCCTCTGCGGTGGCCTTGGTTGATTCCGCCTTGGCACTGACCCATGTA